AAGATAAGTTAAGAAATATTATTGAATTAGTTGTTCGTAAAGAAGTCAAAAAACAACTAAGTGAGATATTTATTAATGAAAAAGAAGAAATCAAATTATCAGAAACGATTTCACCTAAACCTAAAAAACAGGTTGTTAAGAAAAAACCATATAAACAATATTCAAAAAACGAAGCGTTGAACGAAGTATTGAACAACACCAAACCATTAGGTAGTCAAGAACAAGATGATTACCCAACATTAGGCGGTGGTGTTTTAGGTTCTGACAATATGGCAGAAGTTTTAGGATATGGAGATTTAGGTAGAGGGCAGAATAAAGAAAAAGCACGAGAAGTTGGAGCAGTTCAGACAATTAAAAAAGCTGGAGTTTCAGTAGATAGTGTTTCCGATGATGTAGTAAATGCATTAACTCGTGATTATTCTGGACTTATGAAAGCAATTGATAAAAAGAAAAAAGGTGAGAGTAATAACTTTAGACCATAATGGCAAGTGTAAGAGAAATAAATAATAATGAAGATATTAAAGTAGGAATAAGATTTCCTTTGGGTAGAAGTCCTGAAGGTTTCTTTCACTCTACTTCTACTATATTAGAACAAGCAAAATCTAATATTAGAAATCTTTTACTTACAAGTCCAGGTGAAAGAGTAATGCAGCCACAATTTGGTTCAAAACTAAAAAAAATAGTTTTTGAAAACTCATCACTTAGAACACAAGATGCCATAGACTCTACTATAAGAGATGCTATAAGTAAACAATTACCTTATGTTATAGTTGAAGATGTCATTGTTGAGGATAACCCAGATGATAATAAAGTAAACATATCATTAGAATTTACAACAACAATTCAACCAGATGTGTTCGATACACTAACATTTAATTTTAATATTGGAGATAACTAATGCCAACACCAAATCCAAGAGATGTAGATTACGGAACGAATAAAAAGATAGTTAAAAAAGAAATCGATTATCTTGGTAGAGACTTTCGTGATATAAGACAAAACTTAATTGAGTTTGCGAAATCTTACTTTCCTAATTCTTATAATGATTTCAATGAAGCATCACCAGGTATGATGTTTGTTGAGATGGCTGCGTATGTCGGAGATGTATTGAATTACTATGTTGATAATCAATTTAGAGAAACACTTTTAAATCAAGCAGAAGAAAGAAAAAATATTTATGAGATTGCACAATCTTATGGATACAGACCTAAGTTGGCAGCACCTTCTACTGCTAAGATGACATTTAGTATTGATGTGCCAGCAAGTGGTAGTGGAACAGGTGCAAGTTATACAGCTTCACCTAATATGGATTACGCTTCAAAAATCGAGGCAGGTTCAACATTAGTTTCAACAAACGGAACAGAGTTTGCATTGTTAGATGATGTTAATTTTAAAGTATCAAGTTCATTAGACAAATTAGACACATTACCATTAACGCCAACAACAGGAGATATTCCTACACATTTTAGATTATTTAAAACAGGTTTGGTAAAATCAGGTATCACTACAACAGAAACATTTACATTTGGAACAGCAACCAAATTTGATAAGATTGTATTGGATAAAGAAAAAGTTACAGAAATAGTTTCAGTAACAGATTCAAATGGAAACAAGTGGTATGAAGTTCCTTTCTTGGCACAAGATACAGTTTTTGAAACACAAGAAAACACAACACTTAACGACCCAACACTTTCAGAATATAAAAATGATTCACCTTACTTGTTAAAACTTATTAAAACAGCTAGAAGATTTACAACAAGAATTAATGACAAAAACCAAACCGAAATAAGATTTGGTAGTGGTATTAGTTCTAATGCAGACGAGGAAATAATACCTAATCCAGATAATGTTGGTTCATCATTGGGTGTAGGTGTTTCAAGATTAGATGAAAGTTTTGACCCAAGTAATTTCTTGAAAACACAAACCTTTGGTTTAGCACCAGCGAGTACAACATTAACAATCACTTATCGTTATGGTGGTTCAGTAGAACACAATGTTCCAGTAAATAACATTACATCATTTAGAAAATTAGTGTTTAGTAATTCTACTTCTGGCTTAGATAGTGATTTACAACGAGCAGTTCAAGATAGTATTATTGCTACAAATTTAGAACGAGCAACAGGTGGTGCAAGTCAAGAAACTCTTGATGATATTAAATTAAATGCAGCAGCTTACTTTAATGCACAAAATCGTGCAGTAACAAAAGAAGACTATATGACTCGTGTTTATTCTTTACCACAAAAGTATGGTAATGTAGCAAAAGCTTTTGTTATTCAAGATGAACAATTAGAACAAGAAGGACAATTAGAAGTTATTGACGGACAAGTTCGTAAAATAAAATCAATAGATGTTATACCAAATCCATTAGCACTAAATATGTATTTGTTAGGATATGACGCAAACCAAAAACTAACTCAGTTAAATGAAGCGGTTAAACAAAATGTTAAAACATATCTTTCTCAGTATAGAGTTTTAACAGATGCGATTAATCTTAAAGACGGATACATTATAAATGTTGGAGTAAGATTTAGTATTGTTGTTCGTAGAGGATACAATAAGAACGAAGTATTGTTTAGAGCAATACAAGCAGTTAAGAAACATTTTGAAATTAAGAAATGGCAAATCAATCAACCGATTGTGTTGAACGATATTGCTTATGTTATCTCATTAGTTGAGGGTGTAATATCAGTAGTTCCACCACAAGACAATAACCCAAACAATAATATTGTTGTTATTGAAAACAAACATAAAGTATCAGACAATTATAGTGGTAATGCTTATGATGTGGATGCAGCTACAAGAGATGGAATTGTCTATCCATCATTAGACCCAAGTATATTTGAACTTAAATTCCCTGACACAGACATTGAGGGTAGAGTAGTAGGAGATAGATAATGCATTATTTTGAGTTTGGAAAAAGAGACGCAACAATATATTCAGGTGGTACTACTTCTTCCATTAATACTGGATTTGATGAAATATTAGAAATTGTAAAAACCGTAAATGATAATGGTACGGTTGCAAATGTTTCAAGAATATTAATTGACTTTGATTATTCAACAATATCACAATCAATACAAGACGGAATAATTCCTTCCACAGCAAACTATTATTTAAACCTTTACGACGCAACATCAGAAGAAGTTGAAGCAGAACAAAGTGTGTTTGCTTATATGGTTAGTGGTAGTGCTTGGAAACAAGGAACAGGAAAACTTGACCACAACCCCGTAACAGAAGACGGAGTAAGTTATAAGTATCGAGACCAAGAAGCTCAAACACCTTGGGTTACTGGCTCGGTAACTGATGATGGTGGTGCTTGGTTTACCGCAAGTGTAGACGGACAATATGAAGTTAGTTCATCATACGCTTTAACATTTGACAAAAAAGATTTAAGAATAGATGTTACAGACTTAGTTAAAAATCATATTTACTCATCATCAGTTTACCCGAATAGGGGCTTTATTCTAAAAAGAGAATCCATAGCACCAACTGATTACACATTTGCTTTTGATTCGGGAAGTGATACAACAAAAGATGAAGCAAGTACAGATAGATTAGGAAATCTAAAATATTTCTCAAGAGAAACACATACAATCTATCCACCTAAATTAGAAGTAGTTTGGGATGATAGTTCTTTCTCAACAGGAAGTTTAGATGCCTTAAGTGCAGATGATTTAAGTAGATTAAAAGTTTATTTTAAAAATTTAAGAACAGAATATAAAGAGGGTTCAAAAGTAAAATTTAAAGTGGTTGGTAGAGAACTTTACCCTACTACTGCTTTTTCATCATCAGCAGCAGAACTTACGGTAAAATATTTACCAAGCGCTTCTGCTTACTACGAAGTAAAAGATGCTGATACCGAGGAAGTAATTATACCATTTGGTACAGGTTCAAAAATCAGTTGTGATTCAGAAGGAAACTTTTTCAGATTATGGATGAACGGATTACAAGCAGAAAGAAATTATCGTTTTTGTATCAAGGTAGTAAGTGGTAGTGGTAGTGATGAAGAAATCAATTACTATGACGACAATTACGAATTTAGAGTGGTGAGATAAAATGCCTTATTTACCAAGTTCAGCTAGAAACAAATCGAATTACTATCAGAAAATATTAGATGCTGATATAATAGAACAACAAAACAAACACTTTGAACTTTTACAAAAACAACAAGTGTCTGGTTCTATTGATGCTAATGTCCAAATAAGAAATGAAAAAGGTAGTCTTGTATCTATTGAATCACCTTTTCAAAAAGGTAAAGCGATAGAACAAGATTATGAATTAATCAGAGTAGAAAACCGACAAGAATTTTTTGACCCAAAAAATCAATTAAAGATTAAAGACGAATTTGAATTTTTTAGACCACCACCTGAGATTGATATGCCAGATGATGAGGTGGATAGAGAAGAAATAAAAGCTGAATTAGTAAAAGAAGAAAGACAACAAAAAGCTGACATACCACTAAGAAATATGGTAGTTCGTTTTGTCAATAGAGCACTTAGAGAAAACAACCCAATCGATGTAAAAGGAAGTCTTTTAAATGCTAAATTAGCAAGAATATTTAAACAACATTTGAAACCAATGACTATGATTGGAATTTCAAAAGACTTGTTTCAGAAAATAAAACAAAAAAGAGGTTTACCACGACCACCAGCATATTTAGTTGGTAATTCTGCCGCAGGTATTGGTCGTTTTATGGGTAATGTATTAGCACTTAAAAGATTAAAAAGACTTGTTCAAAATTCTATGTATAGTGAGATTTATCAAGACTTTATTTTACCAACACCAGACTTAAGAGAGTTTTGGGCACAAGCAAATGAAAATGCACCACGAAATGAATTTGACACTTACGCAGAAAGTGGATTAGAAAGTGAAGAGGAATTTAAGTAATGGCTATTGAATACGGATTTACACCAAAAGAAAAACAAACATACTTTACACCTGAAAAAGTTTATAGTAGTTTTGGTCGTGATACTGACGATGATTTTATAGCATTGTTTGTTTATCAAGATGAGAAATTAGTTAAGAAAATATTTTTAGATGCGAGTGAAGTTGGTTTAGACGCTGGAGAAAATTACCTTGACTTAAATATAGGACAACACCTAAGAGATAACGGATTAACAGATGGAACATATGATGTAACTTATAAGTTTCTAAGACGATTAGCAGGTGTTGAGAATAAAGTTTTTGTAGATAACAAAGGTTTAATATACGAAGGTAAAGTAAAAGAAAAAACTATAAATGGAGAAACAAGATTTTTTGCAACATCTAATTCAGATGAAAATGATAAAGTAGTTGAGTTAGAATTATTTAAAAGAGATTTAACTTATGTGATTGATGATATATCACCTGATAGAACAGAAGCAATCATAGAGGTTGATGAAATTATACAGAATGAAGAATACAAAGAAGATTTTTTAACAATGTCAGAAATGATAGAATACAAACCACTTAGAATAAATGGAGCGGGGCCAATCAAGTTTGACGAAAAAGACCCTTATGTATTAGAGTTTGATATCGATACATTAGATAGAGGGTTTACACAAAATATGGTAGGTGGACAAATTGTGATACCTAAATTATATAAAACTGAAATTACACAAGTTACGACTAACGAAGATATCATATTGGAAGAAATTGATGAAGTTGATTTTATCGAACCAGAACCAATACCTGACCCATCGCCAAATGAACCCGAACCAGAAGTTTTTTCAAGTAATGTTGGGGGTGGACTTAGAAGTTGATATACCAAATAGGAGATATACAAACCAAGTGGGAAAACTTTGAATATCCTACTCGGTTATTATTTGAGAAATGGAAAACAGAATTTTTAGCACTACCAAATATTAATAATTATAATGTTTGGTTGTGTGGAAGTTTTTTGGAAAATAGTAAAGCATCAGATGTTGATATAATACTAACCAATGAACCAAACTATTCTGAGTTAAGAGAATTACTTGTGAAAGGATTTGAACTCGGAATAAAAAATAAAATTTTAGTTGATATACAACACGCTGATAAAGAACCTAAAAAATTCTTTAAAGGTATTGTGAAAAAAATTGTATATGGACAAAAGGTAATTAAAGGAGATAATGTTTTAGAAGTACAAAGTGAAGAAGTTTATAAAGACCTATACACTTATGAAAGATATTATCCAAATAAAAAAGAATATAAACAAAAACCAATTAAGTTGAATTAATATGGCATCATCAGAAAGAGCAAAGAAATTAAGAGACGAATTAATTAATTCTGGTAGGATTACACCCGGAGCAACTG